GGCGTCGTGATTCCGTCCCTGGTCAGCGACAGCACCGTGTACCCCGCATCTGCCTGCGCCACCACGCGCCCCCGCTCAATCGCCGCGCCGTACATTGTTCCTCCTTTTAGTGGGTAGTAGGTAGTGCGTAGTGAGTATCTGCGTCTACCCGCTACCCACTACCCACTGCTCACTGTACGCTGTACACACAGCGCAATAGCGTGGTTTGCGTTTTCCCATTCACCAGGTCATGCGCCGCCTCATCCACCAGCCACGCGCCGTCCGCTCCCGTGCCGCCCTGCACGTCCACGCGCGCCATGGCCGTCATGCCGATGTCCAGCTCGGTGTTCAGCCGCAGCTGTTCCGCCTGCCGGTTGTGCGCCAGCAGCAGGCCCCGCGCCCAGCGCCCGGCCTGCGCGGCGTCCCGCGCCGGCGTGTCGGTCCTCACCGGCCGGATGCCGCCCAGGGCCCCGCTGTCCCGCGCCGACGCTTCGCACCAGGGCGTGCGCACGGTCAGCCCGGCCCATTGGTTGCCACCCTGCCGGATATGCTGCGCGCCGCGCTGGTCAGCCGACAGCAGCACTGTTTTCGCGCCGGCCTGCTCCTGCGCCCACGCGATGCCGATGCCGCACAGCCTGCCGCCCATCACCTTCAGCACGCCGCCCTCCAGGGCCATCAGTCGGTCTAAGAACGCCGCGCACCCCTCGTCCCGCCGTTCCAGGTAGGGGTACCTCAGCTTGCCTTCCAGGCCGTACAGCCCGAAGTCCATTCCGCATTCGGCGGCGCACGCCCGCATGATGTCCTCCAGCGTCCTGTCGCGGTAGCTCTTCCACGCCCCGCGCCGGGCCGCAGCTTTCAGGCCCGTCGCCACCATCCGGTACCGGCCGTCCTCCGGCCATACGGTGTTCAGGTACAGCACGCCCGTCTCCAGGCCGCCCTGCACCACGCTGATCTCGTCATCCACCTGCGGCCCCCAGCGGTGCCAGGCCGCCGCCTGGTCCAGCTCCATGTCCAGGCTGTCGCACCGCCCGCCGGCCACATCCCTGTACACGCACTTGGTGATGTCCACATAAGGCGTCATATCGGTGCCCTGGTAAAACAGCGTCACGTGGCTCACCCCTTTCAAGTGGGCAGTTGGTAGTGGGTAGTGAGCAGTATCCGCTTTTACACACTACACACTACGCACTACCCACTGCTCACTTTCTCTTTGAATAAATGCTCCGTATCGCTTTGTAAAAGTCCGAAAACCGCGCCAGGCTCATGCCCATGTACACGTCCACGCCCGTATGGCTTGCAGCGGCCGCGTCCACTACCCGTTCGTAATACGACTGTTTCCCGCCCGGGTAGCAGCGAAGAAAAAAATCGTCGCCAGCTGCACCGCCTTCACGGTGTCGGTCACGCCCATGCGCTCCCGGATGTCCACGGCGTCGATGCCCTCCGTCTCCTTGCCGGCCGTCGCCGCAAACAGCAGCAGCGCCTGCTTGCTGGTAATCTGAAATACATTCGCGCCGCCCATGGCGCCGTCCATGGCGTTGGCGTACTCCCAGCCCGTCAGGTTGGTGAAGTCATAGCGCAGCTCCTTGACATCCTCCCCGCGCGAGCGGATCGGCACCTCCAGCGTCAGCGTGCCCTTGCCCAGCTTTCGTATCTGCTCCTGCGGGTCGATCAGCGACTCTTCTTCTTTGATCTCTTCCGTCTCCCCGTCCAGCGCGCCCGCCGTCTCCGCCGTTGTCTTCTCTTTCTCCATGTTCCCGTTTCCTTTCCGTCTAATTCGCCAGGGGTATGGGGCAGGATGCCCCATGTGTAATCGTATCGCGTGGCTCTGCCGCGCGGGCGGGGCGAATTGCGTAGCAATTCATACCTTGCGTTTTCCTGGCCGTGCGTCCCACGCACAAGGAAAACGCCTATGCGCTTTTGCGCATGGTGGGGGTTCTCATAAGGGGGAGTAAACTCCCCCTTATGAGTTCTTACTTGAGCAGGTTCTCCACCGTGCTCTTGATGTTCTTGCCGTTGAATTTGAGCAAGCCCGCCGCGGCGTCCACAATGGTCACCACGTTGCCGTCGATCTCTTCCTCATAGCGCAGCACCGAATACTTGCTCGTGCTGCCATAGGGGTTGCCCGTTTCGATGTTGCCCTTGTCCGTTTCCTTATGGATGCCTGTCACGCGGAACTTCACGCTCTCAAACCCCATCGAAGCGCCCTGCACATTGTACCGCTGGCGCGCCACGCGCACCTCGATCACGTGCTTTCCCGGGTCGGACAGGTACTTGCAGTTCAGTCCGTTGTTGTGCGCAATAGCAAACTCCATCGCTTCCAGGCGCGTTGTGTCGGGAAAGTCCACAGCCATGGCCATGCCCGCCGCATTGATGGGGGTGGTTGGGTGCCTGACGCTGGGCAGCGTCACGCTGGTCACGTCCTCGGCAACGCGCCTGTTGTCAATCACCCGGTGGTCCACCACGTTGTTGTACACCCTTTGTTGCATTGCTGTTTCCTCCTTTAGTCAGCCTGGGGCTCAGCAAAATAAACTGCGAAGCCGTCCGGCGTCCAGGTCACAATCGCCGTCAGCGATTTGGCCAGCGGCGTCGTTGTCACCCGGAACGCGAAGCTGTAGTCGCCGCTGTACATGTCGCTGCGGGCAATCTCGTCGGCGTTGATGTGCACTTCGCCATAGGTCAGGGCGCCCGTCTGCACCAGCGCATCCAGCCGCATCTGTTCCTCAGCCACGATGCTTGCCAGGTCGTTGGGCGTCAGGGGTTCGTCCACGTCGCGCGTACGCCGGTGCTGGAAGTCGTTGCTGATGTAGTACAGCATCATCCGGTTGGTTTCCGCCAAGTTGATCTGGTCGGTGCTCGACTGGTTGTAGTCCGCGCTGTGCGCGCCCCAGATCACCCATTGCCCGCCCACATAGGCGGCGGACGCGATGCCGTTTTTGTTCAGCTTCTCGTTGATCAGCGTATCGTCGTACACCCGGCCCGTCACCGCCGCGCCCAGGTACAGGTTCTGGATGATGGGGCACGGCGTGTTGCTGGCCGTCCTGTAGGGGATGCCGTCCTGTTCGGTCAGCAGCTCCTGGAAGTTCGCCGCTGCCAGCACGCTCAGGTGGTAGATGTTGCCGTCCACGCCCTGGGCCAGCGGGAAGTACACCGTCTCGTTCTCCTGGTTATAGTCGTTGGCTTCTTTCCATGTCTTGGCGCTGGTCATCGTAATGCCCGTGCCGCTGTGCGTGATCGGGATATCCACAAACAGGTAGGCGTCCCAATGGCCGTTGATCTTTTTGCTGTTGGCCACCATGGCCGCGTGGATAGCCGGCACGCCCGAAAACCCGGGCGCCAGCAGGAAGCTGGGGATATAGCCCGTCTCCTGGTACACGTTCTTCACGGCAAACAGCCCCGTGTTCAGGCCCTCTCCGTCGCTGGCGCCGATCACGTCATCATTATCCACCGCGTCGGGCTTGATGATGTTCCAGGTGATGTTCAGGTTGTCGGTGCCCAGCGCACCCGCCGTCATTTCGGCAATCGTGATGGTCTGTTTGGCAGCGTTGTAGCCGATGGTATAGTCCGTGCCCTTTTGCTTGGTCACGGGCTCCGCTTCGACGGTCTTTACCTCCACGCTGTCTAAGATCACCTTTTCGGCCTCGGCAATCACAATGATCCCGTTCGTAGGCTTCTGCGTTGCCGTGCCGGGCGTCGCTTCCTTGTGCGTGGCCGGGTTCAGCACGTTGATCAGCACCAGCGGCCCCACGCCCTTCTGTTCCAGGTGCACCTTCATCGCCTCGCACAGCGTGTAGTCCGCCCAGTTGTCGCTGTAGCCGAAGGCCCTGCGCGCCTCGGCGATGTTGTTCACCAAGACGGGCTTGTTCAAATTGGCCGCGCCGCCCTCTAAGGTATGCACGGGCGCCGTGCCCACATACACCATGGCGCTCAGGCTTCTCTGGGCTACCCGTGCGCCCTCCGCCTGCGTCTGCCCGTAGGCGCCATGCAGGTATTCACTCATTGGTTATTCCTCCCTTTTTTTCAGTTGGTAGTAAATCGTGGGTAGTGGGTAGTTGGTAGTGGGTAGTGAGTAGTTGGTAGTAGCTTCTCACTGCGCACTACCCACTATTCCAATAATTTCTTTGCCGCCGGGTTCACTCCGTCGCTGGCATAACAGCCAAAGCCCACATTGACAAACCCGTAGAATATCGGTCGCTTGTCCACCACAAAGCTCTGGTCGGTGTACAGCGAGTACACCGCGCTCTCCTCCCGCACAAACAGGTCGGTGCCCGGGATGTGCAGGTCCTCTAACAGGGCTTCCCGGCAGTCATCCATCCAGTCCAGCAGCGTCAGCAGGCCCTCTTCGGTGCCTTCCTGCAGCAGCGCCATGTCCAGCCCCTCCGGGCTGGCCGCGCTGTCGATGAAGCCCGGCATCCGGACGCCCGGCTCATACACGCTGAACAGCATGCTCACGTTCAGCTCCTGCCCCAGGTCCCTGGGCCGGTGCACGTCGTTGTAGCGGTCAAATCGCTTTTCCTCCATGTCCTTGACCTTGCTGGCGTTGGGCATGATCAATATGCCCGGGCATACGCTGTTTGGGTCAGCGTCCATCCGCCCCGTTTGGTCCGGCCTTGTCGGGTACCAGGCCAGGTAGCACCTGGGCTCCTGCCGCACAATTTTGGTGATGTCATTGCCCGGCGCCGGCGTTTTCATCATCCGCCCCGCGCACAGCCTCCGCGTCGCCCACGCCTTCAGCCCCCTCAGCCGTTGAGACGTTCTCACATGCTCCTCCTTGTTTTTTCAGCGGGTAGTTGGTAGTGCGTAGTGGGTAGCTTCTCACTCACTGCCCACCACTCACTACTCACTACACACTGCTACATTGCCACTGCCTTCGGATCGAACGACGTCAATAGAATCGCATACATCCCCATGTCCTCCTGCACCTGCAATATCTTCATGGGTCTGTTGTCGAAGATGCCGTGCTCGTTGGGCAGGGCGCGTCCCGGCCAGGCGCTCACCGGCGTATACACCAGCGTTTCGGTCGTGTTGTTGTCCCAGCTCAGGTCCACCACGTTGTTGTTCTTGCGCTTGAGGGCCGCTTCCTCGTCGGTCACGCACTCAAAAGGGCGCCCGTTCCAGGTATGCATCGACGCGAAGTGCTCATGGTTCATGTACACCCGCTTCAGGTCATCCTGCACCCTGTCTTTCAATGCCATGTCAGCCCTCCTTTTTCAGTGGGTAGTGGGTAGTGCGTAGTGGGTAGCTTCTACACACTGCTCACTGCTCACTACTCACTATTTTCTTCTTGCTCTCGGCTTTCGGCTCAACCGCCCTGGCCTCCGGCGCCTTCCTGGCTGCCGGTCTGGTTTCTTCCTTCACCGGCGCCGCCATGCCCTGTTCTATCAGTCGCAGGGCATACCCGTCGGCAACAGTTTTCACCTCGCCGGTCTTGATGATGCGCACTTTCACTTGGTTGTCCTCCTTGCCGCGGGCCTGGCCGCTTTCGCAGGTTTCGCCGGCTTCGCCGGTTCAGGCGCCGGCCCGGGCGCTCTCACCAACCCTTCGGCTGCGTCGATGTCGCGGCCCTCGTCCTCTTCGTCCGCTTCGTCCGGCTCATCCGCTTCATCCGGTTCGTCAGCTTCACCCGCGTCCTCCGCCCCATCCGGCTTGTCCGCGTCCTGCTGTCCGTTCGGCTCCCGGTCATCGCCCGGCTCTTCCGTCCACAGC